TGGTACTGCAGGAGCTCCTGGTATCGATGGTTCTTGCGCTACCAGTTGTGCTCCAAATACGTGGACTTCTTGTTCTGGAAATTCTGGAAATGCCGGAACTCCAGGAACTGATGGAAATCAATCTTCTATTTTTTGTATAATTGCTAAAGGAGGAACTGCTGGTACTGCAACTGCTGGAACTCCAGGAACCGCAGGAACTAAAGGCACGAAAGGAGCTAAAGGAGCTAAAGGTTATACTGGTAATGCAGGAGCTTGTGGTAATGTAGGGTTTGCAAGTACATATAAAGGCGCAAAAGGGTCTAAAGGATCTAAAGGTACTGATGGCAACTATGGATTCGCCGGATATAAAGGATTAAAAGGAGTAAAAGGCGCCAAAGGTTACACGGGAAATAATGGCTGTACCGGAGGTAAAGGATATAAAGGAACAAAAGGCTCTCCTGGTGGACAAGGTGTAACTGGATGTCCAGGTAATGATGGAACAGCTGCTATTGCTGGGGTAGGTACTGCAGGAAATTGGGGAGGAGGCGGAGCTGGAGGCTATGCAGGTTCTATATTCAATTCCAAATTATATGTACCAACAGTTTTTGGTAGCGATGGAGCAACATATCCAGGAGGCGGAGCTGGAGGTATCGGAAAAGCGTGCGTAGGTCAATCAATGACAGGTTCTCCAGGAACTGCAGGAACTGTTGGCGTTTCAACTCAAGGAAAAGCTGGAACTGTTGGTGCAACCGGAAAAGATGGTAATGCAGGAACTCCTGGATGTATAGGTTTAAGGGGTAACGTAGGACCTGCAGGAAATCAAGGAAAAACTGGATGCGCTGGAGCTCCAGGAAATGCTGGAGCTCCAGGAAATGCTGGAAACGATGGAACTCCTGGATCAGTTGGAAGCGTAGGTCTTAAAGGCGCGTCAGGAACTCCAGGTAATACTGGGGCTGATGGAAATCCAGGAAAAAATGGATGCATAGGTCTTAAAGGCGCATCCGGATCTGCAGGATCCCCAGGAAAAGATGGTAGCGCAAATTGCGGGGGGGCTGCAGATACGCTTAGTTGCGTTAGCGCAAAAATTTCTTCTAGAGTTTCATATCCATATGTTGCTGCGCAAAAAATTACCGTTTCATGGCCAAGACAATAATTAAATTACAAAGGAATTAAATAGATGAAAAAATATGAATATACATATAAAATAAAAGATATTAATATAGCCGAAAATGCTCTTCTTGTTGAATATATGGCTACAGATGAATCTTTAACATCATATACTCTTCATATTCCTTCCTATATACTGAATGAAGATGAAACGAGAAAAACTATTGACGAAGTTATTAAATTTTGCGCTCCTCATGGTAGATGGGAATCTCAAGAAATTTTAGTTGAACAATATAATGATATTTTACATAAAACTGAACTGGTGCCTATACAAAATGCTTGAAATACAAAATAATGGTATTGCTATATTTGACAATGCCTTTAGTGACGAATATTGCGATCAAGTTATAAATTTTTTTGAATGGTCGCAAAAAAATAATAGAACATGGAATAGATTACAATCAGAAAATGCTCAAGAAATATATAAAAATGATATATCAGCTTCGCTGCATGCATCAATAAATGAAAGATATTTTTCATCAGATAACACCAATTTAGTTGCTGAATTTAATGATACGTTTTTTGATGTTTGGTATGCAGAATATTTAAAATATTTTTCGACATTAAATACTGCAGAAAAGCATGGTATTTTTGCACACAAAATACAAAAAACTTCTCCTGGAGGAGGATATCATTTATGGCATTTCGAAGCCGGAGGATTAATTACTTCCAGAAGATTAGGTGCATATATTTTATATTTAAACGACATTGATGTTGGGGGAGAAACTGAATTTCTATATCTTCGTCAACGAATAGAACCGAAAAAAGGAAGATTGGTAATTTTTCCTTCTGGATACGTATTTACACATAGAGGAAACCCTCCGTTAACTAGCGATAAATATATAATGACGGGTTGGTTGGAGTATATGGGAGGATGAGCAAATATTTATTTCACCCTATTGTAACAAAAAATCAAGATATTGGAGATTATGTTTTCTGGCAACAAGGGTTTAGCGATAAGGATATTAATGCTATTATTGCACTAGGAGAAAATAGAAACCCAATACAAGCAACTATAGATAGAAATAGAGTTGTTAGGGATATTAGAGTTTCAAATACTTCATGGATAGATTTACAAGAAGATTCAGTTTGGTTATATGATAGAATATGTGATATTGTATGTAAATTAAATTATCAATACTATAAATTTGATTTAAGCGGGTTTTATGAACATATGCAATTTACTATATATGAAGGTAATGAATTAGGGCATTATGATTGGCATTTAGACAATAATTTAAATTCAGATTCTCCGCCAAGAAAATTATCTTTTGTTTTACAATTATCAGATCCAAACGATTATGAAGGCGGCGATTTACAATTAATGCATTCAACAAATCCCGTAACTGTAAAAAAAGAAAAAGGGTTAGTAGTTGTTTTTCCAAGTTTTACTTTACATAGAGTGACTCCAGTAACAAAAGGAATTAGAAAAACCTTAGTTGTTTGGGTGACTGGACCATCATTTAGATAAAGAGATTTATATTATGAAAAAACCAAAAATATCCAGAAGAAGAAATACACATCAATATAAAAAAACTAATCAAATAGAATTAGAAACTTTTTTATATTTCCCGACAGCGATTCATGCAACAAATCTTCCTGAGTTTTTGGATGTAGCCAATAAAGTATCTAAAGAGTTTCTAGGAAAACAAAAAGAAGAAATTAATGATGTTTATCCTGTTCGTATGACTGGTCAGATATATAATGACGAAAGATTATCTGAATTATGCGATGCAATATTAGATCTTGGATGGAATGTTTTAGATCAACAAGGTTATGATATGCAACATTTTAGAGTTATATTAACCGAAATGTGGATTCAACAACACCACAAATACTCTTTAATGGAGCATCATGTACATGGAGGAGATCAACTTGTTGGATTTTATTTTCTTAAAGCGCCAAAAAATGGTTCAAAACCTATTTTTTATGACCCAAGACCAGCAAAAGTAATTACAGATTTACCATTAAAACCTTCAGCAGAAATTAATGCAGCAACAAATATTATAAATTTTGATGCAACTCCAGGAAGAATGTTTATCACAAATTCATTTCTTCCGCATTCGTTTTCAAAAAACGCTTCTAATGAACCAACTGAATTTATACATTTTAATTTAAAGGTAGTTCCGTATTTTAAAGAAACTTCTAATGTAGAAATTGTATGAAATATCTTATAAGATTTAATAAAACTAGAGGTAAACCAAATAGAGGTACAATGGAACACGTTTGGCGAGTGTTTGAGGAAGAAAAAGAATATCTTGTTAAACATGTTGAAATTAATGTCCCATCATTTAGCGAAAGAACAGGCGAAGAATGGAATATTGCATGCGAAGGAATATTGACTTTAGATAGAGAAACGTCAACTGCAATTATAAATACAGAATAACCTTTTTACCGTCTCTGTTATAAATAATATAATACTACATATAAGGAGTTTTAAATGGCTCAAGTTACAACAAGAGACGAATTAAAAGATTATGCTCTAAGAAGATTAGGTGCTCCAGTTATCACTATCAATGTTGATGACGAACAATTAGAAGATAGAATTGATGATGCGATTCAATTTTATCAAGATTATCATTATGATGCTACAGAATCGTTTTTCTGGAAGCACGAAATCACCCAACAAGACGTTGATCAAAAATATTTTACTATTGATCCGGGAATTTTAGGTATTACTAGAATTTTTGCGTTAAATGAAACTATTACTAAAAATAATATGTTTGATTTAAGATATCAACTTCGTCTTCATGAATTATACGATTTTACATCAACATCATATACTAATTTCTCCATTACAATGCAACATCTCCAAAATTTAAGTGAAATGTTTACTGGGGAAGTTCCAATTAGATTTCAACGTCATACTGGAAGATTATATGTAGATTGGGGATGGGGTTCATCACAGATTCCAGTTGGGTCAATGGTTGTTGCTGAAGGATATAAAGCAATTGACCCAGAAACTTTTGAAAGCGTTTATAATGACCGTTGGCTAAAAGAATATGTTACCGCATTGTTTAAACGTCAATGGGGCGATAATATGAAAAAGTTTGGCGGTATTCAGCTTCCAGGTGGATTAACTTTAAATGGTAAAGAAACTTTTGATGAAGCAATATCAGATATACAAAGATTAGAAAATGAAATGCAAGATAGATATGAATTGCCAGTTCAATTTTTAGTTGGATAATTATTATGCCAAGTAAATATTTTCAAAATTATGGTAAAGCAGCAGTCGAGATAAATTTAATCGAGGATCTCTACAACGAGGCGATAAACATTCAAGGCTTCAGTGGGTACTATATTCCAAATTCGAACGTTGAAGGACGAGATTTAATCTATGGAGACGATCCTTTAAAGCAGTTTGACGACGCATATAAAATGGATATGTATTTGGTTAATACAATGGATTATGGAGACGAACAAGACTTTTTCTCGAAATTTGGATTAGAAGTAAGAAATCAAACTAAAATTCAAATATCGTTTCGTGAATTTATGAAACGAACAACTAAACAGTTTGAACGCCCAATAGAAGGTAATTTAATTTTTATACCGTTTTTTAAAGATTCTGGAGAATTATTTGAAATTAAATTTGTAAATACATCCAAAGATTTATATACTTTAGGTAGAGTTAGACCTTTCTATTATGAATTATCTCTTGAACCATTCAAATATAATGACGAAAGTTTGGATACTGGTATTGATTCTATTGATATGATTGAGGTTCTTGAAGCATATAAAACTATTTTAGATGTTGGAGCGGGTACGGGTAATTATACTATTGGAGAAATAATTTATCAAGGTAATGCTAATAATAAAGTTGCTTATGGTGAAGTTACTGCATGGGATAGCGCAAACTCTATTGTAACTATAATGAATAATAGTGGAGAATTTTCTAATACAGCAGGATATATTTATGGCGCCAATAGTAATGCACAATATTTATTAACAAATATTGATGCTAGAGTTCATGAATCTCAATTTGATAATATACCTATTTTCGATGAAGTCGTTGATTTTATTGATACTTCTGAAGGTTTTGGTAGTTTAAAATACAAATAAGGTAAAAAAGATATGAGTTCATATAGATTACAATCAATAAGAAAAACTACTATAGCATTTGCTAGTTTATTTAAAGACATTCCATTAATAAAATATGACGATCAAGGGCGCGAATCAGAAAGAATAATTGTTCCAATTATTTATGGCGATAAAGAAAAATATGTAAAACGGTTAGACATTTCGCATGAAAAAGTGCAAATAACATTACCTAGAATTGAATATGGTTTAACATCAATGGTTTATGATGTAGATCGTAAATTAAATTCAGCAAATAAATTAATGGGTTGTGCTGCAGCTGGAGATATGTATATTAATTCTCCAATTCCATATAATTTTAATTTAGAGTTAGTGTTATATACTAGAAATATTGAAGATGCCAATCAAATAATGGAGTATATTTTATCACATTTTACTCCAGATTATAATATAAAAATTGTTATGGTTCCGGAAGCAGGTATTGTTAAAACTATACCAATAACATATAACGGCGAATCTGAAGAAGAAGATTCCACTGGATCGTACGATTCTCCAGTTAGGTCTGTGTTTAGAACATTAACATTTACTGCCAGAAGTTTTATTTACCAACCTCCATTAGAATACAAACCAATTTTACAAGCAAATACATTTGTTTATATACCAAGCCCAATTATGAGTTATACGTTAACTGATGGAACTGGATACTTTACAAAAGGAGAAAGCGTATTCCAGGGTTATTCTTATGATAGAGCTTCAGCAAGAGGAAGTGTTGTAACTTGGAATGCTAATAACTTGATATTAACTCTTGATACTGTTGTTGGAACATTCGTTGCTAATTCAATTATAACTAATTTAACTGGATCAGCTCAGTATATTATTGCTGAAACTCCAAATAAAGGATTAGCTTATGATACTGGCGTTACGCCAACTCCAAACACATTCCCAGTTGTTGGACCATATACAGTAAATCAATCTAACTTGGATTATACAGCGTAATTATGACATCTAAATTTAATAAAACAATGGAGGAAATATTTAATGTTCCTTCATTGGTGAACGAAGAAGAAACTGAATTTGCAGAATTTTTACCTGCAGAACAATCAACTCATGATTTATCTACTTTATTAGATCACGATTTAAAAACTGATTATGAAAAAACTAGAGAAAGTATTGATTCGTTAATTGCAAAAGGAACTGAAGCTATTGATGATATGTTGGCAATTGCTAGGCAATCAGAAAAAGCTCGCGATTTTGAAGTTGCTGGCAATATGATAAAAACTGTTGTTGATGCATCAAAAGAATTACTTGAAGTTCAAAAGAAAATGCGCGATATTACAGGTAAAAAAGAAAACGTCACTCAAAATATTAAAAATGCAGTTTTTGTTGGTTCTACTAAAGATTTAATACGATCTATTAAAAACGAGAATAATGAATGATTGATTTTGAGGGTAGCAATAAGTTATATTATAGAGATAATCCTAATCTAAGAAGAGCGGGTATTGAAAATTGGGAATTCGATCAACATCAAACAGATGAACTTAGAAAATGTATTAATGACCCAATATACTTTATTCGTAATTATGTAAAAATTATTAATCTTGATGAAGGTCTTGTCTATTTTGATATGCACGACTATCAAGAAGAAATGGTTCAAGCATTTCATGAAAATAGATTTTCTATTGTAAG